TCTCGTATAGAACTAAGTGTTTCTGTGTTAGATTTATCGTTATGATATTTCATACAGATATCAGCAATAGAAGATATCCATTTCTCTGGAGGTGTATCTAGTGCATGTCCAACTTCATGAACTACAAGCATATCATATAAATCATTACTGATGTTAGTCCACATAGGAAGAGTAAGTATACGGTTCCTAGTGTCAAACGAAGCAGTGAAAGATTTAGGATCATGCATCATAGTAATATTCTCAGTGGCTAGTAGCTTAGCCAACTGAGACTTGATTTCAAAACTGATAGGATTGGTAGTGGCCATCTAAACTCCAGTGTTATCTGTCTAGTCTCGATCAATTCATATGTACTATACACTGGTAATAGACGAGATGCAACAGCTATTTTTGCATGACAGGTATGTTTTGGATGCATACTATTTGTTTGTTCTTTGGAAGTTTAACAACAGAAGGAGTCTTGACAAGTTTCATCCCATAGTTATTCACTTTTGAAAATGATAATAAGTCCACATTGGATTTTAATTTTAGTTTATTATCCACATCTGTCAACCCTAAATTTCGTCGGATCTTTATTTGTTCAGGATTCATATCACGTTCATTTTTTTGAAATACATGATAATCTACATAGTGGTGAATACGACCATATCTCCATACAATCCTAGCAACATCTGGGTGCATATCTACAAGCATTTGAGATTTGTTGACAGTGCCGGTGGCATTCAATTGTCCATCACGCCATTTAGTCTTATCTAGATCACCTTCAGCATGATAAAACTCAGTAGTGTTCCCTCCCTTGACTGTCTGGGTGGCAGCTTTACCTTGAAGAAAGGCATTAAATTGAATAGTACAATCGCCATCTTTCAATACTCGGAGACAGATATCAGTATCTTCATTATATCTACCTCGCCACCGATGTTTACAATTGTTGGAGATTAGCAAGCAAGAATATATACGTGTATTTTTAACAAAGGGTGGATAAGATTGATTAGGAGCTATAAAGAACCTGTATTGAAACCCGGAGATAGGCACATTTTCAAATCGATCAACAAAGTCCTCAGATATTTTAAAAATAACACCAGATTCAACACGAATTCTCTCATTCTTATGCAGACGATAGAAATCTTGGATATTATCATCACATACCCAATGTTTCTCAGCACCAATAGAAATAGCATGATCCCAAGCATAATTTCTTGCACGTCCTGGTCCATCACCATGATTACTAAATGGAGCAACAATTAGTGTCACATAATCTTTTGTGTTATGCTTGATTAATGATACTTTATATGATTCTTCATCTTGTGGTTCAATAACAATAAAATGAGGCACTTTCATTCTTGATAAAGACCGTGAAGTATAAGAAGTATCTGCACGACCTTTAGATACGATATAGACAGGATTAATAGGATTTGTCATTCTTCAAACCATCTTTTCAAACTATTTTCATCTTTATCTAAATGAGGATACCACATACTTTTAGTCTTATCGGTTATAACTTGATCTGAATCCATTGATTTATACTTAGAAACAAACTCTTTATAATCTTCTTCATTTCTAAAGTGGAGATAGATTGTTTTGTAAGTTTTTTTTTCTTCTTGGACAAATTCTGGCATCCCTATCCAATATTTGTCTTTATCACCAGTTGATACATTCACATCAATAGGTAGAGCACCTTTTTTTTGAACTTCTGCCTTTTGATCTAGAAAGTTTTCATATTCTGAAGATTCTTTTACTGTCATTTATTTCCTCAATGTTTTTATACGTTCAGGATGATTAATAGGAATATATTGACGACCATCTTTAGGAGCAGCGTATTCGTTACCAAATTCTTTAGTATCTGGTAAAATTAGTTGCTCAAAATCATCACAAGAATTAATAGTAGTCCTAACTTTTGACCTCTCTCGCTTATGTTCTTGAATTTTATATGCCTTATCACTCTCAGCCATTGTGTGACCTGTGATAGCATTGCGTTTATAGGATCGAGACATTTTATTCCTCCACTCCGAAAGCTAAGTAACCGCCTCGGGTATCCATATCGATGTTATCAATGCCTTTAGTCACGACTTCACCGATAATAGAAATTAATTTAGTACCATTAGGCAATGTTTTAAACTCTTCTTCAGTTAATAGCCAAATAGTATGACCATCATCAAGTTTATATTGATTCATTTGTAAATCCTTTCATATAGTTCTTTGATCTTATATAGTTCTGGATGTTTATGAATCCACATACCAGTATCTGGCTCAAACAGAATTGCAAAAAAGTTATCAATCTTCTTGTTTCTTGTTTTCACAGTACTATCTATTTGTCTGGATAGTTCATCATACTCTCCATCGGACATAATAGAATGCGAATGAACCTCATAAGAGTAGGCTGCTAGTGACAACCTAATCCTATTGCGTCTTTCAATTTCTATCTTAGTTCCCCAGGACACTGAACCCTCTCACTTTCTTGAATCTATGGACTTTTTGGAATTTATCTATCAACTGATCCTGTTTATGACTTATAATAAACGTATTAGTGTCGCTTGTCAAGCTCAAAATAATCTTCATGAACTCGTCTGTTCCATTGGCATCTAAAGAACTATCAAAGATTTCATCAAAGAATAGGATGTTACAATTAGTACTATTTCTTATCTTTGCTATAGTTCTCCAAGTAAACAAGATAGCCAAATCTATCCTCATCTTCTCTCCTTCAGAAAAATTTTCATAGGAGAAAGTATCTCTGTGCCTAGACTTAATAGTTTCTTCAAAGTTTTCATTGATACTAAAGTTAACAAAAAAGTTCATCTGCTGTAAATACTTATTAATATACTTATTGATTACTGGTATATATTGCTTAATGATCTTAGTCTTAATACCACCATCTTTCAAAAGACTCAAAGCTGTATCGATATACTTTCTCTCTTCCAGCAACTCATTATATTTATCTTGATGAAGTTTCAAATTTACTTGAACATCTTCTAATGATTTTAAGTTGTCTCTAAGTAATGCGTCTGTATTATCTATAGTTATTGCTTGTTTTTCTAAGTCTAACTTATATGAACTATTATTTTCTATTTTAGCTTTTTTGATTTCTATTTCTCTTGATATATTACTAAACTCTTGTAATTTATTTTCAGATTCAGATATATCATTTAGAACTTTATCTAATTGTGTATTGATCATCATCAGTCCGTCTTGTATATCAATTAGTTTGGTGTTTAATTTATTTGTTTCTATATGTTTAACTGATGTATTGATAGTTTGATAACAAGTAGGACAGTTATCATGTTCATTGAAAAAGTTGATAGTATCGGTTGTTCTTTGATGATTGCCTGCAATGCCAGTTTTAAGTTTGACTAATTGTAAATGTTTATCTTTCAGTTTACTTAAGTTTAGTTTTGAGGATATCTTTTGTTTTTTATCATCTAGTGAAGATATTTCATTTTCTAATAAAGTGTTAACTCGGTCATATTCTAATACTTTTTTAGTTATTTCTGTAACTTTTTCTTGATTGTTCTTTCTTAGTGAAGATATATTTTTTTCTAATAAACTTTTTTGTGTTTCAGAAGATGAAAGAAAGATTTTAGTTTTTTCAAATTCTTCTCTGTTCACTTGATGTTTTTGTTTAGTTATAGTGTTCATAACAGAAAAGATTTGTATATCTAATAAGTCTTCAATAACAATACGACGGTCAGCAGGAGATAACTGCATGAATGGAGTAAATGATGCAGAACCGAGAATAACAATTTGAGTAAATGATTTATAGTTCATATTAAGAATGAACTTTTCTAAGTATTCTTGATAATCTTTACTTGATGAATCTTGATTAATCAGTTTTCCATTACAATGTACTTCAAAGATATTTGGTTTAACTCCACGAACTACTTTATAATCTTTTCCGTTAGTTGTAAATTCTATTTGAACTTCACAATTTTTTTCATTGATAGAATTTACAAGCAATGGTTTATTGACATTTCTAAATGCTTTACCAAATAAAGAAAAAGTCAAAGCATCCAGAATGGTCGATTTACCTGCACCATTATCTCCAATAATAAGAGCATTTAGAGTTTCATCTAATTTAATTTCTATGAAGGTATTACCTGTACTTAATAGGTTTTTCCATCGAACGGATTTGAAGATAAGTATGATACTTCCTCCATCATATAAACTTCGTTGATAATGCTTCGGCGTGTATATCTTTCATATATATAATCATTCTATCATTATTCACAGGCAATGTCAAGCATGTTATATAGTTTTCTAATATCTTAGGAGTATCTTGAATATCATCAATATCATTAGTAGAAGTATCAGCTAATAATATTTCTTCTTCTAACACTGTAATATCCACGGGCTCTGCATTATATAACTTGTCCATCATCATATCAAAAGCATATACATTCTCTTTCTTTTGACATAATACCTTTACATATGTACCTTTATATTGTGAATAATCCATTTCATTGATAGTTTTCATGATATCTACATTTTTAATATCATTATAGGATATCACCTTGAAGATTGAATAAGGATTTCTCACAAGATCAAAGCTTCTTGTTTTAGTGTCAAAAATAGTGAACCCTCTAGGATCATTCCAATCTGACCATGTATATTCAGCGAATGCTCCAAGATAATGAATATTGCCTTTAGATGACTTATGATGATAGTGACCTGAAAATACAAGATCAAATCTTTTAAATAGTTCACTATCATCACCATGTCCAGATAAAGTACCTTTGAACAATTCAAATCCTTTAATATCAAAATGACCCATTAATAGATCAGCAGGTGTATTCCTGATCTGTTCATAGCTCATATCTTTATTGGAATCTGTAATCCATGGAATCAATTGAATTTTTGTATCATCAATAGATAACAAAGTTGGATGATCATATGTTTTTATATATTCATAACGATTATCAACAATCTCTTTCAGTGAATTGACTTCATGAGTATCTTTATAGTATACATCATGGTTACCTGTAATGATATGAGTTTCGATATTTCTTTTGTTTAATTCTTCTAAGAAGTATTTTCTACATGTTTGAGCAGTAACAAAGTTAAGATATTTGCGGCGGTCAAAGAGATCACCTAAATGAATAACTGTTTTGATGTCTTCTTTATCAAGAACATCAAAGAACCATTGAAGTGATCTTTTGAAATATTCATGAAATACTGGACTGTCATTCCGGACGCCGAAGTGATTATCACATATAATTGCCAAACGAGTCATTGATATTTCCTTTGATAATTTTCATGCTCTTTTCTTCTTTGACGATCTACTACTGGAATTATTAACGACAGTAGGAGTCTTAAAGAAAATTTCATTATCATATTTCTTAATAGCAGCATCAATAGCCATTCGGATTCCTTCAAGACGATATTTATAGTTTCCTCTTAGATGAACATTATCTTTCGGATTCAACATGTTATCTATTACATTTTGAATTTGAAAAGGTACCATATTATTTTCTTTATCACTCATATTTGACATTTTCGTTTAATCCTTATAGAATTTATCTAGACCTTCTTTGACTTGTTTACGTTTTTGTTTTTTTACTTCTTCCTTTTTTTCAAATTTACTCATGAAATCATTAATATTATCATACATATTTTTTGGAATAATAGACTTATCATTTTCATCTACCATATGATTTGATGGATTAAGTGTCATAGTTTGTTGGAAATTTTTATATATGATATATCTATTTTTCTCTTCTCTACTAATTCTTCTTAAAAAAGCATAAAAGATAACTTGAGTAAAATAAGCAAATGGATTTTGTGTTATCTCTGGATTATAACCTTTGAAATATAGTATGGAATTCTCATATCCATCAGCAACCATTTCATCCCTGAATGAGTAGTTGGCAAAACAAGGTTTAGTGGATAACTTCACAGCAATTTTAAAAATACATTCACCAATATACTCTGGTATTCGAGGGATGTCAAGACTTTTTTCTTCTGCTTCTACCACTTTAGCTCGATATGCAACAATCTCATTATAGAATTTTTTATTGTCCACATAGTTCACTGGTTTTTTCTTTGTTATCATTTACTTTTCCTCTTGACAACCGCTTAACGTGGTGATATAATGGCTATGTTGCTGTTTCAATGAATCCAATTAGTGATTAGTTGATAGAAATGAATAGTTGACACTGAGCGAAGCTGCAGCGAAGCGAAGTTGTGAACGAAGTGAACAATTATAAGTTACACATTAGTTAACGCCTTAAGCTTCTTCATTTGCTTATCTAAGATTTCTTTTCTGTTCGGCCACTTTATCATAGGTTTGTCTGGATCTTTAGAAAGATTTTCTAATAATGGCATAAAGATAATATTTACGGCATGAAGTCTTTGCTTTAAATCTTCCACTTGTTCTGTTAATGATAGATGTTGTGTCATATTATTCATAATCTCGTCCTCAGCAAAAGTAAATCCAAAATCATTCTTATCATTAACATCAACATACAAGTTTTTATTTACCATCAATGTAATTTCCTTTTGCTATTTCTAATATCATTCAACATCTCATTAATTTCTTCCAATTCTTCATCAGTTGGATCATCTTCATCCTCATCTTCATCTTCATATTGATCAATCATTTTTTTATTGGTAGTAATTAAATCAAATCTCGGATCATTGAACTTATCCATTGTCTTCAAATAATATGTCATCATTTGTTCTGAAGGATCAGACATAGTAATAATGTCGTTTGAATATATACGAAATTCTTGTTTATCACATATACTTGAAAAGATCCACTGCATTAGAGCAAGAATAGCATTGCCATTCATTGGATTGATATTATATATTATTTTCAATGGGTTTATAAAAATATATGATTCTTCATCATTTTCTAAATTTAATTTTGATATTTCAGAAATAATATCTTCACCCGTATTCATTCTGATGAACTTAATATAAATATCAGGATTTTCTTTCATATATGTTATCCTTTCAAACTTATTTTGAATATTTTGAATTTAAACTGTTCTTCTGAATAAATCTTCAATCTCAATGCAAAATGTTTGAGAGTATAATTATCGTGTTTTTTATATCTCAAATCATCAGCAATATCAAATAGAATAGCGTTAGATTTGGTTTCTGATTTTCTCAATCCTCTTCCTATGGATTGAAGATTGCGAATACGTGACTTAGAAGGGGAAGCAAATATAATGTTATGTAGATTCCTAATATTAGTACCAGTGGAAAAAGTACCAAAAGAAGCAACAATAATTGATCTTTGTTCATTTTCTACTATCTTTCTTGTTTCTTCTCTTATTTCGGCATCTATGTTACCAGATATAAAAAACACCTTTCGATCTGGTGCTTTTTCTGAAATCATATCATATAGTATTTTTCCGTGCTTGTCAACATATTGATAAAGTAATAGTGTATTACCTTCAAGAGAAAGTGCTAAATTCGTAATAAACTTATTTCTATCTTCATTCAATACAAGATATTCAATCTCTTGTGGATAAGTAAAGTTTTTAGCAGCTTGACAAATACTATCATTATGTTTGAGAACTAAACACTTGATAGAAAAATCAGCAATATGTTTTTGATCCATTAGTTCTTTAGTTGTCGTTACTTTATTTACAAAACCAAAAAGACCTTCAAGAACCAATTTATTTGTTTTAGTGCCATCTAGTGTGCCAGTGGTACCAATACGATATTTAGCATTAATAAGATTAGTCATTATATCAGTGAGAGATTTAGCTTTGAATAAATGTGCTTCATCACCCACTACAGCCTCAAACGATTCAAAGTATTTTTTAGGTAGTTTAAATAGAGACTGCCATGTTGAGATAACGATGGGTTTATCCGTTTCTTTATCTTGACCGCTATAGATTCGATGTACGTAAGTATCAATATCAAACCCATAATCAGAAAAATCAGAAGCGAGCTGAGAAACCAGAGAAACAGTAGGCACAATAACGAGAGACTTCCTAATATCTTGTCTTTCATATAGATACCTTAAAATAAAATAGATAATTAAACTTTTGCCGGATGCTGTAGGCGATAATAGCAGACATCTTTTATTTCTTATAGCATGAATAAAAGCATCTATTTGATAATCTCTAGGTTCAATATTTAAGTTTAGTGTTTTGATAAAATCTTTTGCTTCTTTTATGGAAAATTCATTATTAAAATCATCTTCATAAGAATATGAATAATCACGACTTTGACAAAAATCTATAATATGTGGTATAAGCCCACGATAAATTTGTTTTTTTCTAATATCAAATAGTCGGATTTTTCCGTCCCAAAGTTTTGATCTAAACTGAGGTGAAAATTGAGCTCCTGGGATCATTAGTGTGAATTCGTCTCGCAATTCGTACGATATCGAATCATCGCAATCTATAGAGACATACACCTCATTCACGTTTCTTATTATCAAGTCAGTCAATTTAGGCACCTCCTGATGTAAATATCTCCCACTTTATAATGTTATTCATCTGGAAAGTTCTATTATTTATTTCCTTGAGAATAGATGAACAATAGTCAACAATCTCTTGATGGATTGCCTTTTTGAGCATTAGATTAATAAGTTGTTGATCACCATCCAGATGAATAGGAATATCTTGTCTCAATATCTTTTTTCGCATAGGTTCATTAAAACCATATTTCTCTAATTCTTCAGGGTCATTTAAATCGCCTGAAAAATATTGAAATAGTATTGACTTTTGCTTGTTATAATCAGTAGTTAGTTTTTTTGTGATGAGGTTATGGTAAGATAGTATTTGAAGATACTTAGCATGTAGAGATGGTATCTTCACTAGTTCTCTAGCAGGTTCTGTTAGATCAATTGAAGCATCTTTCGACCACATTTCAGATAATGTGTCGAGGGTAACTGGTGGTTTCATTATATAACATCCTCTATATCAAGTAAACGACAATAAGAGTCTTAATGTTACATTATAAACGATAATTTATATTCTGTCAATAGAAAAGGTATCATATCTGAAAGAAATTGTGCAAGTAATAGTCGCATCAGCAGTCAATTTAGTGTCAAAGTTGATACCACTAATACTTACTGGATGACAATTGAGAAACTTTATTCTTATGTTTGGTTCATTAGCATTAGTATTAATCGTCAAAATACCATCATGATATGCAGTATATTTACCATTAGTATTTTTCCAATATTCTCTAAACTCATTAGGAAATGTTAGAGCTTTTAACCATCCATAAGATTCTTCCCATATTTTCAAATCTTCATCAACAATAGCAATAATTTCTAATGTGTCATATATTAGCTTATCACCATGTCTATAAGTTGCAGAAAATGGAGTTTCTACAGTTACAGCATTAGTTTGAACACCAGGAAGATTACCAGTTTGACAGAAATACCTGAGAAATGGAAGAGT